TTAAACTTTCAGCATATGCGAAGTGTTTCCTCTCATCTGAATCATCAGACAAAAACCTAACAACTTGCGAGACAGGTGTTTTGAATACATCTAAATCAGTTACAGAGTCATTATTTCCAGCGATTGCTTGTGAGAAAATTTCAGCTTTTAATTGAACATCTTCACTTGGGGTGCCATCCGACCCGAATAACGATTCTAATCCCCCAATATAGTTAGGGGGATATGAAACATATGATAAACTTCCTGACGTACCACCCAACAATGCTTGTGAGTCCACTTCTGCCTCATTACAAGAGCATGATTGGCACTCAGGATAAGTAATCATTGGTAGGCGTATTGTGAAATTCTTTGTTTCACATTTCAACCTCAAGGCATTACAAATAAATCCAAACGGCCGTACTTTAATTATAGGAATTTCTATTCCACACAAGAAACATAAAGCTTGTATAACAATTGTATAAATAAACAAAATGAAGTGGGCGTTTATCAATAATACCAATCCAACAAACTGAATCACCGTGAATATTATTGAAAACAAAAAAAACAATAAATCAAAATTTTTGAATCCGTCATTTACAGGAAATTTGTTTATTGAACTATCACATGTATCGTCATCTATTTCTTTAATTCCAATGAATCTTCCCCTACCACCTTTTTTATATTGGTCAATTAACGATGATACAGTATATACCCGATTGAATTGAAACTCATAAAACGTATCTTCACAATTTATAACTTCATCGAGTCTTTCAATTTGTTCTGATCCGACAAATCCATCAGTGTAGCCACTCCACGCCAATCCAAAATAGTACGAACTTTGTTGTTTTCTTTTACTGATTTGATTGGAAAAATAAGTTGGGTCTGTATTAGAATTAACCCATCCATATTCTTTAACATTGGGTAATAAATAATGTGGTCGTCGACTTTGTATTGTTAAGTCAGTTGGCTGTGTCCATTTAACCTTGAACCGGTATTTTGATTTAGTCGGTATTCCAATGGATTGGTCATTCGAAACAACTCTCTCCCCAAATTCATTTGTAATGACATAATCCAAATTCATGGGTAACTCTGTCAACCATGTTCCATCTCCATCAATAACATTACCCGCTTGTTCCAATTCAAATACTTCCAAAACAGGATTACCATCCACATCTTGGTCAGCGGTTTGTCTAATCGCTAATATTTGCCCTGGCCCTGAAGTCAACCCACACAAATTACCCATGTTATCTTTGGGTTTACAATTTTTTCTTAACCTGAATTTGTCTGAAGTAGAAAAAACAGACCCCATGAAAACCGCGGTTGGTTGTATATCAACATTAGCATCATCCCGTAAATCGAAATCCAATCTGTTAATTGATATTTGACAAATTTCAGGATCCCCCCAAAGTGGTGAAATTTCTACACTTTTTGTCAGGTTAATGATTTGAGGTAATGAATTCAAATCATTTGATGTTCGAAATCTGTTACCAGCAACTTGTGCGTCTGTGGCTAAACCGATTCTAATTAAATCTTGAGGAGTTAAAGAAAATTCCCCGATGTCAGAAAGATCCACATCCATGACTATAGTTTGTTCCCCCAATGGAACACCCATAATCATATAGTCTCCACTATCATTAGTTTTTGTTGTAAACCTATAATACTTATCGTAAATTTCTACGGCAGTACTTCCTGTTAAAACATCCGATTTTGTTGGTAATGTTCCAGTCGCAGCGTGTTTCGAATATGAAGGAGTATATGGTAATAGATTGTATCGATACCCATCACTATTTTTATCACTCGGTGATTTGTATGGATAGATACTTGTTATCAATGGATTTGATTCGTCAACCTGTTCAATAGGTATGAATATAGAAACTCTGGCATTAGGTACCCCAAATCCATTATTTGCTGTGACTCTGCCAACTAAAACGCCATAATCAGCACAACTTCTTGTGTAGATATCTGTTTGTTGTATTTTAAGAGATAAAATTTCTAAGAACTCAAATTCTTGGTCTAACTGTACATTAATTGATTTGTTAATACCAAGTTCGGTCCTAATTCTATATGAATCACCCATGTAATATCTTTAATTTATAAATAGTTTATGTGTAATTTTTAAGAATCAAATAGACACACATTGTAAATTATAAACCAAAGCTTAGGATAATAAACCTATTAAGAGAATGTAGTGGATTGGAAGTTTACTACTGAAACTTTGATATCCTTATTTGGATATCTAATTTGGTAAACTTGAGAAGGTTGCGCAAAAATAGTGTCAGCAACAGGAGCAATTTGTCTCGTTTCAGGATCAGAATATTGCATAGATGTTTCAGCCGAAGAATATTGCCCACCCACATTATTGAAAACCTTAATTCCGGCAACTGTTAGTACACCATTTTGGTTCTGTACAATACTTTGTATCTCAGACAAATAAACATTCTGTCCTAATTCCCTCACTTGTGGATTAAAGTAAGTCGAAATTCTGTCTACAACATCAGCAATAACTTGTCCTGAATTCTGTGCCGAAGTTAATACAACTGACACCTCAACACTAAGATCAATTACTTCTGCAGTCAAAATGGAAATGTAGTCATTAATCATTCTATAGTTAGAAAGATAGGTGGCAACATTTTGTCTCAAGGTATTTGATACAATATTAGTTAATTTACCTGAGGTATCGTAAGACAACAATTGAATTAAAATTTTATTATCATTTTCTGTAACAGATACTTTCGCAGGTGCTCCAAATTCTGATGGCATATTTCTGATGATAGATTCGTAGTCTTGAACTGTCACCGCTCTCTTCTGTGCTGAAAAGTTGAATGATACATAATTTCTAATCTCTTCCAAAGATGGTAGCCCTGCCCCACCAATCGCAGCAGTAACGTTATTACATCTCAAAGAATTAACTACCGATGAGTTTGTAAGTTCTGACGGGCCATTAACGAAGAAAGATACCGTACCAATCTGAGTGATAACATTAGTTCCCAAGTTGGTGCCTAAACCACCCCCAACTCTATATTGAACAAATAGAGTTGAATTGGGAGTTAAAGCCGACCCCAAAGATAAATTGTTTGAATATCGTTGTAGGTCTATCGTTGCTCCTAATGTTGTAAATTGATTCAACGCATCTTGTGCCGTATTGGTTCCTCCACCAAAAGTTAATTTCTTAAACCCTTCAGGAGTGTATTCACTAATAAATCTATTTTGTGTTTGAATGTATCTACCAACTTTAATACCAGGTTGGTCAGAGACTTTTGTAGGATCTTCAATAAAGACCCTATCTTCGGCAAGGGCATCTACTTCATACCATTTGTTAGAAACTCCTAAGAATTCCGCCGCTGTAGGTATGGTTGTATATTCAGTACCACTTTTAAGTAGTACACTTGTGATTCCTAATACATTTTTTTCAGGTAAGAATAATTCAAAAAATGGCTTAACATCGTTTGGAGTAATAACCCTTTTGAAAACTTTAGTAATACCATTAACAACTAATTCTCTTTTGGTAATAGTATAATTCACCAAAACATTATTAGCGTTAAAGTTAGGTATTTTTAATCTATTTGGAAATCCTTGAGCGTTATACGGAGATGTAAAATCAACGTCATATATGTTTTCGAATATTATGCCTGCTCCTGACACTTGAGACCCTCTCGATAAAGTTCCAAGATATCTCTCATCTTCTTTATCTCCAAAGGCAGGTACTGTAATTGAAAAATCTACTAAAGATACTGATGGTCTTTGTCCAGGAAGTTTCAATCCATAAGTTCTTGCAATATTATATATTGAAGATCTCTGTTGTGCGTATTGAAGTACTGTTTCCTGAATACTTCTATCTATGTGATAATGTAAGTTATCAGCAACCGCAGCATTCAAGTCCAAAAATACTGAGAATACAGATGCATCATTAAAATCTTGAATCAGCTCAGGATAGTATGTTCTTACATAGTTTAATAACTCAGTTCTTATCCCCTGATAATCTCTAGTTGTATATGAAATTTTACGATTTGCCATCTATATTAAATATTAATAATAACAAAATCACTTTGAGAAAAAGTTGATCTGTTGTTCGAGTAATCTATTCTAATTTTAGCGGTATATTCCGAAGTGCCTTTTCCAGGTAATCTATAAATTGGAGACTCACTTGTTCCAAGTGTATTTTCACCTAACATGGTATCAACTTCTTCCATTGGGTCCGCAGGTGTAATCGATATTTGATTCAATAATAGGTTTGGCATATAAACTTGGACAGCATCTCTTATATCTGATTGTATTGCATCAAACGTTAAACCATCGAATGGCTCAAATAAAAATTCATACAGTCTTGTTCCAAAATCAGGTAAAAAATACCTACTACCCTTTCTAGTTAAAAGAAGGTGAATTAAGTCAGATTTAATTTGCTGGGACTCTAATTGGGTAAGTTCTAAAAAATCACCCCGTCTCGAATCTCTGAAAGGAAAGTTTATTCCATATGTTACTCCGTTCGCCATAAAGATAAATATAAGACCCTTGTTTTTCCTTATAAATAGCCATAAATAAAAAATCCCGATATATATCGGGATTAATTAATTTAATTAAGAAGAACAACCAAAACAATCAATTTCAATTCCTTCAGGTTTTGGAGGTAAATTCATACTACTGTAATCTATTTTAGGAACTTCCACATTTGTTTTTGGTGTCTTAACCTTAGATAAGTCCAACGCTAAGTGTTTAGCTCCAGTTGAAATCGCCTTAGTCCTTACATAATAACATAATGTTTTCAAACCTTTTTCCCACGAGTGAAAGTGAGATGATGTAATTTTAGACAACGTAGGGTTCGACATATATATGTTCATAGACTGAGACTGGTCGATGAATGGTGCCCTATCTGCTGACATATTAATCAAGTCTCTCTGAGAAATCTCCCAAATTGTTTTGTACTTAGGAATTAAATGTTCAATTCTCTTAACCTTTTTGTTATAGTTTTTGTCTTCAGGGTCAAGGTATTGATTAAAATTAATGTTTTGAATAGAACCTTCATTCAAAATAATTTCATTCTTCAAATCTTCAGACCAAATACCAATTTTTTCAAAGTCATTAATTAAGTACTTATTCACAATCATAATTTCCCCACCAACAACTCTTCGGTTGAACAGAGCTGAATGTGCTGGTTCAGTCATTTCAAATGAACCTGTAATTTTTGCTGAAGATGCAACTGGCATCTGAGCGGTAAACAAAGAGTTACAAACACCAAACTCTTGAACATCTTTCTTTAATGTTTCCCAATCTAAAAATAACTCAGAGTCATTAATTTCCCACATAT